TCATAGTTTAAAGATGGCTTTGGTGATATCGACTCCGATAGGTAAGGCGACATCTCTGAGAACATTACCGATAGCCTCCTTTAAACCCCGCTTATCCTGTTTACCGATATTGTATTTCACTTTTAATAGCCTGGCCAGAGATTCGGTGGCTTGAATGATAAGATTGATATTATCCGGGTCGTGTCTGATTACAGATTTGAGCTTTACCCTTAACAGAGCAATCTCCATATCCAACCCTTCGACCAGTATAGCCTGCTCAATATCTATCTTTTCCGCTTCATCCAGCACGTTCGAATAAAAGCCGTGCCGCCGGGCATTCTGATTACCACGTTGGGCGCCTCGTTTTCTTTTCATTTCTATAAAATATCCTGGTATCTAAATTAGCACAAGTGTTCCATAATAACAATAGACATTTGTCACAATAATAGGTATTTTTACACGTTACTAATGGTTACAATCAGGTTACAATCGTACTAAACATATTGATTTGTGCCAACTGGCAAATTATAGTGTAAATATGGTTGATAATAAGATAGAGAACTTTGGCGAAATGCTACGGCTACAGCGGGTTACTATGCGGCTCACTCTCCAGCAGTTATCAGCTAAAGCACGAGTATCGCCTTCTCATCTGGGACGTATCGAGAAAGGGACCCGGTTCCCCTCTGCCCGTGTCTTAAAGAGACTGGCTAAACCGTTAGGGTATGATGAAGACCAGCTATTTACACTGGCCGGTTACTTATCGCAGGTACCTGGCGGCACTACGGCGAAGAATGTCAGGCATGCCAACGGGCAATTAGACCCTTATGTTGGTAGAATGCTGGCACAGGAATCTATCGAGACACAACATGCCGTTATCGGTATCCTGACTATGCTGAAAAGCATCGCCCGCGGGACAAGTAAACCAGTCGATAGTAAAGAACCGCCCAAGTAACTAGCTTCAAGTATATACCGCCACCACTACTGCTTCTTTGGGATTGTGCTCATCGAAAAAGATGACCGCTACCTTTCTCTCCAATGCCATTTCTACGGCGGGTAAGTTTCTGGCGACAGAGACTCCTTCCAAATAAGACTTATAGCTTCCGGGCAGTTGTATCGTAGCCGTATAATCACCGGAATTAAAGCTCTTCAAAATTGCTTTTCGTAAACTCATTCTCTTTACACCTCATTAAAAGATTTTTTTGCACACCGCTATGGTTCGACAGGCTCACCATGAGCGGTAACTAAACACCACCCAGCAATAACCTCTGCTCATATTCGCCACACTGGGGATTGTAAAGAAGACTTATAGCGAGTACCCTTCTTGGTTCGGCGGATAACCCGGTTCGTATATCGGTAACCTCGATTACGTCATACACTTGTTGCCCGCAGTTTACCGGCATGCGCATGTAACCGTTTGCGGTGTGAATTTCGGCTTCTCTGAAATAAGCCAGACCGCGTTCCTGCGCCTGGGTAACTGTACCGATGTTCCGGTCGCTAAGTTGCTGCCAGCGCTCGTCAATCCGGCCTATCTCATCCCAGCCAAAGCTGTCTACCAGTATTTGTGAGTCTGTATCCGCATCGCGGCCTTCTATTTGAATCCGGTTGAGTTCCAAAGCACCTCTGTAATATTTGCCTTCGAAGATGCTGTGGTCGGTGCCGTAACTGTAGATCGGGGTATCGGTAGATTGGGGATTGATGAGATAAGCTTTATAACCCTCGATAAAGATAATATCTGGAACAAAGGTAAGTAGACGCTTGATGATCTCTGCACCTGAGTTACCGGCATGGATTGTAAAATCAGGGTAGAAATCCGTAATAGCCGAAGACGAAGATTTGACCTCGAGTTTCAGACCAACCCGGGCGAGAATGAACTCCAGAATTTGTTTTACACTCATTTCGCTCGTCTCTTTATTCCAGCGGAATTGATAATGGGCTTTCCAATTGTGCAGAGCTGCCCAGCCATCACAAGCCTTAAGGATAAGACCTGCTTTACCGCTGGAACTCGTATGCTCATAGGCTTCCAGAGTAAAGGTTAGCCCGGAGCTTATCTCGTTACCTGCCGGAGTCCGGTAGCCGGGACTGAAATCAATTTGGCAACCGATCTGCAATAATGTTAAAGTTCCGCTGCCCGGCGAAGCATATTTGCCGGTGCTGTTATCAAGCTCTACCGCCAGCTTACCGGACATCTCATTAAGTTCTTCCTTCACGCCGATAATATCGACAGTCAGGTCAAGACTCTGAATAGCGAGTGGGGCTCGCCAAACCCCCGAGGGACAGGTAAGCCAACTATAGTTGGCCGAATGTGTAATTGCCAGACCGTATTCACTAACCTGATTAAAAGGTACCGGCTCATACCACAGACCGTTCAGGAAAGAAGTATCCGGCACCGAATACGTCCGGTAAGGCCGGTTATAACTTTCATTTCCGGAAAATTTTTCCATATAAAAACTTCGGAAGGTATCCGGTTTGTCCAGAAAGGGAGCACTGTACTCGAAGTCCCCACCGGCCGGTGCCGCTGCCAATTCTTTAAGTGCTGACCAGCTACCCGGACTAACGTCGCCGCCGTTCCCATATATTAAGCTCCACAGCTTCGGGTTATCGTTGACGTCACGCCCGGTAAGCAGGAGATTCCAATCATGGTCATAGACGGCGGCTACACCGGACAGGTCTCCGGTGGTCTTATCCCAGCCGATTTTATCCTGCCATTCTCCGCCGGTATATTGCTTGACGAATAACGTGTTCTGGTCGGTAAAAAATACCGCTAAATCGCCGCCGGGCTTATAGGCTGCCGCCATCCCATACACTGCCGTTGAGGTAGTATAATCGATAAGCTCGGGGCTAGACCAAGTGGTGCCATAATTGATGCTTTTTTGCCGCTGTAGTTCATAGTCCGCATCAATCCAGAACAGTGATACCTCAGCACCCAGCGAGCAAAGTGCTACCGCCAGTACACTGTAGTGGCCGGTATAAACCCACTGGCTGAAATCAGATGAAGGTCCGGGACTCGCTACCCGCTGGCGGTAAAGCTTCCGGCTATCCTCTACGGGTGTCACCTTGACGCGGACTAAGGAACCGTCTCCCGGTATGGTTATCGCATGAGGTCCCTCTGCTTCGCTGCCGCTATAAAGCCTCGTCCAATCCAACCGGACAACACCCATTTTTTGGTTTGTTGCCTTAACCTTTACGTACGGCACATGGGTAGCCTGTTTTTGTGCTGCCAATAATGTGCTCGATAAAATCCGCATTTTTATTCCCCTTTCTGGTTAGGGATATACTCGTTACCCCAGAAGAAATGGCCATGAATATAGCCGACGGTATAAGCGCCCATAATAACGAGGAGCCATTTCCAACTCGTTATACCGCTATAGCCCAGAGCATAACCGGCGATGAATAAACTGACCAGTATCAGATATTCCAATCGGTGATAAATATCACGGGCGATGAAAGTCCATGGCCGGCCGCCAACCCTCGACCAAAGAGCTTTATAAAAATCCATAAATCTCTCCTATGGCCCGTAATCGGTAGCCTTAGAGACTACCGGATAATGCGGCTGGTATAGTGAGCGTACTCTAGCCCGATTCTGGCGGCCAAGCCGCTTTAGTTCTGCCTTAAATAACTCGAGTCTTTCTTTGCCCCAGGCGTGGAAATCGCTAGGACTTTGGCTCCCGCCGGTATTTACCCGGTTAACCGAATAGACAGCCCATTCCAGCGCTGCATAGCCGGCGGCGCCTGTAGCCATCAGGTCTTCATACTGTGCCGGCACGGTAGAACTACCGGCATCAAGGGTATGCAGCTTGCCGTAGTAAATATTGCAGTTAGACCCATCCGGTATGATGTTATCCAGCAAAGTCACGGTATCGCCCCATAACGAAAAACGACGGTATTGTTTCGGGAATTTATCGACGGGGTATTCTATAGCTTCCAGCATGACCCGTCCGGTCAATGCCGCCACACTGATTTCGCGCGAGCCAGCCGTGGTAGCTAGAGCAACCTTTTGCTCCAGCGGCACCGCTTCGGAAAACTCTTTCACGCTACGGGCGATGTGGCGGTCAAGCTCATCATTCGACCAGCGATAATTACCGGAATCTTCATCGTGCAAATCTCGTCGGACAAGGGTTCTCATATCACTCAAGTTCATGTTGGTTTGCCTCCGATAAACTTTCCCTCTCCCTCGTGGGGAGAGGGAATAATAGTACTAGTCCTGGGCTCCAATCAGAGCAGCGGCTTTTATAGCACTGAAGAGTGCCATTGCCACGTACCACTTTACCCTGGTGCGCGTAGCATCTTTTGTCTCCAAAGAACCGATTGGTTCTACTGTGAGGTAGCCGGGTGCCGTCAGACCGCAGACACCACCCTCGCCAAATTGCAGGGCGAAAATACTAGAGCAAGTGCCGCCGGTAGTACCCGTCTCGACACTGCCGGCAACTGTGTGGGTATCCAGAATCCAATCACTGACCCCGATAGGAATACCGTCCCAGAACTGGATGAAGTTGCCCCAACTATCCCGGTCGGTATCCATCATTCCACCGCCCGCCCGTACCAAGGCGTTTATTTTACGGCGGGAGCGCCGGCTCATCAATAACAGGTCTGGTTTGCCGCCCTTAACGGCATCGATGAGTTGGTCGAGCATTGCTAGGGTGAGCGTAGCACCGGTAGCCCCGGCCGCAATTAACTGGCTGCTTGCCGTACCGGTATCAATGATTTTCCGCAAGCCATCGAACTGCTTGGTGTTGACTGAAGAGTTACCATAAACAAAACTGTCCTCGAACTTGTCCCGCAGTGCCTTCGCCTTCAGTTCAATTACCGCCGCCTCGAGGTCCTGAATGTTACTTCGCGTCGCCTTGAGAAAATTATCCACGTCGGCATCGCCACCCATTATCCTCAGATTGGCGGTCTTCTGAGTGAAGGTTGGTGTCGATTCATTCCAGCTATCACCAACGTCATAGAAATCGATGCTGGGTAGCGCGTTCTCCTGGTTACAAGTACCTATCATTGTTTACCCATAAAGATTGAACTCGAATTATCGAAAGTTTAGAGGGGGAATGGATATGATGGGAACGGAAAGACAGGACATTAAACCAATTACGCTTCTATGTAAAAGTTGCGGGGATTCTTTCACTATCGAACCGGGCGAAGTCCTCCATTATGCCCGGAAACAATTACAATTACCAACTCATTGCCGATGCTGCAGAATACTACGGCGGGCCCAGGCCATTGAAGACCGCGACAAGGGAGGTCGAAGCAATGGCTAGAATTACCAGAGACACAGTAGACTACTTCCCTCATTATGCTAACGCCAGTGAAGGCGACACCTTAACTATTCTTCAAAGCCGTTACGGGAATGACGGATATGCTTTCTGGTTTAAGTTACTGGAGCGACTTTCAAGTGCCGAGGGCCATTATATTGACTGTAGGAACCCCATTAAGTGGCAGATATTCATAGCTAAAATGGGCGTAAAGGAAATAACTACAGTAGAAATCCTTAATTTACTTGTAGAAATGCAAGCCATTGACGGGGAGTTATGGAAGTCGAAGCTAATTTGGTGTCAGAAATTAGTCGATAATGTTGCCGATGTTTATCAAAATAGAAGGCGTTCAGTACCCCAAAAACCGATAACTACAAATGATAATGCCATAACTACAGTAGAAATGCCTATATCTACGCCAGAAATCCCACAAAGTAAAGTAAAGGAAAGTAAAGTAAATAAAACTAAAGGAAAAGAGAATATAGAAAAAAAGCCCTATGGTGAGTTTAAGAACGTTTTCTTATCAGATGATGAACTAAAAAACCTTAATGAACGTTTTAATGGTAATACCCAATGGCATATTGAACGCCTCTCCGCGGGCATAGCTTCTAAAGGATACAAGTATAAAGATTGCTATGCTGCGATTTTACGTTGGGCACGGAAGGATGAGAAGGACGGCAATGTCAAAGCGGATACTAAAGAACCACCCGCCGACTTTTCAAAAGAAGAGCAGGAGTACCAGAGAGGATAAAAAGATGGGGAAAAATTTAGAGTACGCACAGGTCAATAAAGGGGTACCAATGATACCCGTTAATGCCAAAGCTGGCGATATCATAAATTCCGGCGATAGCTTTAATGGTCAACTCGGCACTAATTGGAGAGAGATAGTAGTGAGTTGTGCTACCTGTAAAACCAACTTCGTAACTTACGAAGTTGGGGAGGAAAAGCCGGGGAAGTATAGCTATTATATCCGTCCGGAGAAGATTTGCCGAAAGTGCCAAAAAGAAAAAGAGCAGGCAGAACGGCAGGCAAAACGTTTAAAGATGTTGGGTGAACTCACCATGGAAGTTACCGAAGAGTGGGAACGTGTATGTCGTATTCCCTACAAGTTTTATGATACAACCTTCGAGGATTGGGACCAGATAAGATTTCCGGCAGCCTTCAAGAATATCAAAAGCCAATGCGAAAGTCTCTTGACTGATTCTCCTGATTTGGGTTCGAGACTGCTTATGGGCACAGTGGGAACGGGTAAGACAAGGCTTATTTGCACTTCCGCTGAATACATAATGGCTAAAAGCGAAAAGGCACGGGTAGACCAAAACCTGTATGTTCGGAAAAACAAATGCCCGGTTTTCTATATAAGCGAAGTGGAGATGTTCAAATTCCTCTATGCCTCTATCCGTAATAACAAGCGGTATGACGAAGACGAAGAGCGTACGCAAAGATACATTGACGACCCGGATGACTTTGAATATGGTGATGTCGAATCGAAGCTAATTAGCAGGATGGGGAATATTGATTTCCTGCTAATTGATGATATCGGCAAAGTGAAGCCGCGGGACTTAAGTTATGTTCAGCGTATCTATTATACAGTCATAGACCACCGCTATACCGAGGAAGGCAAGCCCGTTTTCCTTTCAACCAACTTAGGGAAGGATGCTCTTATTGAATACCTGGGCAAAGCTACCTACAGCCGCTTAGTTGAGATGTGTGGCAAGGGCAATATCATAGTGATGGCAGGCGATGATTACCGAGAAATATTAGCCAGTAAAAGTGAAGTAAAAAAAGTGAAGTAAAAGAGGTAGTAAAAGTTAATGAGTAAGCCAATTTTAAGACCCATGTATTGTGTTAAATGCAACCACAAACTTACCATACACCGGTTCGACCTTAAAAAGTTTGAATGGCAATGTACTGAATGCGAAAAAGAGGGGGTAAAAACACAGTGATTTATGACGTTGAAACGGACGGACACATTGAGCAAGGGGATATCCTTTTAATTCGCCAGGACGGAATGCGGGAGCTGGTCCGTAAAACTATCAAACGGGAGGTAAAAGCGAATGACAACGGAAAGCCGGACGGAATCGACTACAACAAAATTAAACCAAGCGGGCAAATCATCCTTGTCTAGTAATGGCCTGCCGCCGGAACAGGACTTGGCTGCTTTAATTCGGCAGGAACATCAGCGGGCGGAGCTGCAAAGGCTCCAGACGGGGCAGGACGGTTGCGGGTGTGCTGATTGTCAGGCGTTCTATAAGACGCTAGGCTTATCAGCCTACGGCGACAGGGTTGTAAATGCTGCCGGTGCTATTGTCATCAAGTCAGGTAAAGCCGGCGCCATCTTAGTGAAGGATGACCGGGACTCATGGAGTGATTGCGGGCAAGTTAATTATATAAGCGGTTCGGGATGGGGATTAACTTCAACCTTGAAGTCGGTATGCCTGGGTAACCAAGCGGACATAGAGAAGGCATTAAAAGACGGGAAGGTCCCGGGCGATGCAACGCCAATACAGCGGGACGCCTGGAAATGGATTTTAGAATATAGGAGGAGTGAAGGTTATGGAAGTAAAGCAGAATTGTTTAAGCCAAGAAATTTTATCAGAAGTGGAGATGCTAGAGCTTTTAAATCTAGAAAAGCCACAATTCGACAGAATCCGAAGAGAAAAGCACCTCCCGTGCATCGCTCTATCAACCCGGGCAAGGATTTATCTAGCGTCTGATGTTCTGGAATTTCTAAAACAACTGGACAAAACCCAAAATGTTTAGAATACCCGCATTGACACGAAATCCTGCGTCATCAGCGTTAATGCTACGTAATTAGCTGAAGGGATTTATTTAAGGGGGGTGGAATTCTATGTCTCTCGAAACAAAAAGGGAAAGCAAACTTACTAAAAGCGAGCAACTTTTAAGGAAAGTGGGGCAGCCGGTAGAGTGCGACTTCTGTCATAAGAATCAACCGTTCGCTCGTAACTGGATGATGACTTCTAAAAAAGAGGTTGTCTGCCCGAAATGCCAGGACAAAGTTTTAAAGTCCGGTGAGTTGATGGTGAGTATTTGATGTTATGTTACCGAGGCCTGCCGGGGTACTCCTCTTTCCCGGTGGGCATCTCTACCCTTACGGATGGCCGGGGGTGTTGCCGTAACCAGCGCTCCCGGTTAGTCCGGCAAAGAGGTGTTAGTTAAATGAAGGCTGAAATAAAGCTACGTGCGGAACGGCGAGCTGGGGAGATGCTGGGAGAAAGGGATAAAGCTCCAGGTGGTCAACCTTATCAAGTGGCAAATTCTACTGGTAACATGATGAAACCAGTAGAAACTCTCGAAGAACTCGGTATATCTAAAATTCAATCTCACCGTTGGCAACTGGAAGCTGAGATATCGGAAGAGAAGTTTGAACAATTAAACAAAAGAAGTAATAAAGTGGAGTTTTGGGATTAAAGGATATGACAACCGAACGAAGTTTAAGCGTAATACAACCGGCGGAAGTCCAAGAAATAAGGGCGGAAGTACCGGAAACACTACACAATAATACAAACAGTGTAGTAATTAAGCAAAAAGTGTCTTTTACTGGTAGCGGTATTATCGGGCATATCGGCCTCGCGGAAGTCCAGCGAATAATGACAGCGGCCAACACTGGTAAATATGGTGAACGTAATAGCCTCTTAATCGGCCTCTTATTCGATTCATGCCTTCGAATATCCGAACTCCTCGAGCTGACACCGGAACGCATCGATAAGTATTCTAACCGGATAAAGGCAGCTAATTTAAAACGGGGTAAAGACGCTAATGGTAAACCGAAAGTCGAAATATCCTGGGTGGGAATATCCGAATCAATCAAGAATCAGCTAATAGCCTTCGTCTGGTCGAATAAGATACCGGATAGCCAACGGATATTCAGTATAACCCGGTACCGAGCTCACCAAATACTTACCGCAGCCATGAAAGCCGCGGGGATCGTCCAGCCGGAACGTACCGGGCGGGTCCATGTATTACGCCATTCCGGTGCTTTGGCACTATTGGCCGCCACTGGCAATATTCAGCTTGTCCGTGGGCAACTAAGACATAGCCAAATAAACATGAGTATGAATTATCTTAAAACGTATGCCCGGGACGAGGCTGTGAGGGCTAAAGGTAACATCGATTTATGGAAGTAAATAAGGGAATGAATATTGTATGGGGGTAGTATATGAAATATAAGATTATTTATTAGCAAAGGTAAATAAAAAGCATGGTACCCCGGGAATACAAAAATATTTTAAAAAGGAGTAAAACGTATGAGACCACAGTATATTATGTATCTGGCATTCTGCTTGCTGGTCGGTAACTTTTTATGTCTTATCCTTGACGCTTCATCCTTTGGTTCCACTGACTTAAATCTGATGAATTATCTTCTCAACTATAGTTCCACACAGACGTCAAATGGAATACCAGTAATTACCGCATCAGTGTTTTTCTTTACTCACGGATTACCCAAGATGTTACTCTGGGATTTCAGTTTCTTATCCGGCGGCTTACAGATAGTCCGCTGGTTTTTGATGATTCTTTCAATCGGTGCTGTATGGGCAATCGCACAGGATTTCCGCGGAACAGTTACAAGTATATTCGGGAGGCGGTAATTGGTGAAAGTTCGGGGTTGGCAAAGACCGATAGTTAGTTTCATTTACCACATTATTAGTATTGGCGTTCTGATTTTAATCTGGTTTTGGATTGCCGCGGTAATCCTAGTACCAGCATCCATCCTCTTCGCTTATGTAATTAAAATTCTTGAACCATGGAGATTGGGCTTGGCAGGACCATGGTTAGTACTCAGTAATTTAATTCCAATCCTATATTCTTTCTTTTTTGTATCTGTCTTCATTTTTATATCATGGCAGATTACCCGGTTCATGATAAAAGGCAGTGATTTTATTTGGGGGAAAATACCAATCGCAATTAAAGGTAAACCTATATAACCGGCGAGGTAGAGAAATGAAAGGTGAACTTAATTGGCAAGCTCTTCAAGAGTGGGCAATGTGTAATCCCTTTTCCACGGCCACGATTGTCTTTCAAGATGGTGTGCCAATGAAATTTCTAACTCCAACACCGGACGGCAACGGTATGAAGCAGATAGTGATAGAAAAGGAAGTCCGGGCTATGGTTAAGGCTGCCTGGAAGTCGGGTAAGTAAAATGACAATAGAAACGCCGGCGAAAACACTATTTAAGAATGAAAGTTATACCCGGAATCGAAGTAAGTACCTGGTGCTGCACTGTATCAAAGAACTTGAATCAGAAGGTAAGCCGGTTACTTTTATAAACCTATATGTTAATGCATCGGTGCCTTTCTGGACGCTATCCGGCGGGCTGGCCAAGTGGGAGAAATGGCGTTACCTTTCTATTCATAAGGGTGAAAATACCGCGACAACTTACAGCCTAACAACAGCAGGGCTGCACTTCCTTGATAAACTGGAGGATATTATGCCGGTGATAACACAGGGCTGGCTATCCGAACAGGATGCATGGCGAAAGCTGGTATTCCCGGACTTGCCGACGAGCTGGAAGCGGAGTGAGTTAATCGAGTACCTGGAAGGCTGCCGTTACCACCGGCCAGCAACACATCCGGGTATTACGGGTAAGCGTGCGGAAAAGCCTAAGAGAGTATTACCGCAGTCTAAGCCATACCCGGAAGGCACATTAGCTTTAAAGGCAGGGCCGGGCTGGTGGATATTCACGCGGCCTTATGGCGGCTGGCAGGATCGTCATTATACGATACAAAAGCCGTCCGGGGCGATGATGTTCACCGACCACACTGTCCTGCATAATTATCTTCAAAATCTTGGTGTCAATTCACTGAATACCTTTTAAAAATATGATAATAGTACTCTTATATACTTTATTAAAGGGATGTAACTGCATACTACACCGAAGTCAATTAACGGCATGTGAGTTAACTCAAAGGACGGTATTAAGTCTTGATATATATGTATTTCAGATACAAATATCCTTATAGAATAGTATTTCTTACTTTATTAAGTCTTATTAATAAAGGGTATTGCATAGTAATCACCATTAGTCAATTAAGCGAGATAGTGAATTAAGCTAAGGGGTGAATATGCCCGCTTATTACCGCGATAGTGACACTAAGCTATTCCACCTGGGGGAACAGGTCCGGGTTACTTTGTTGGACTTTTCAATATCTTTAAAGGTGGGAACGTCTTTAATTTCTTCAGCTTTAGCTATAACCGCTTTTATTGCATCTTCGTGTTCCGCTAATCTTTGTGCCTGGGAGGATTCATGTGCGGTTATACCGTAGTCGCTCAAGGTTTTCACGGGTATGGTTTCGTTTTCATACCCGTTCTTTTTAAATTGTGTATTACTTTTTGATTGACTAGCCAATCTTCCTTCGTTTTGTTCTTTTTGAATTAATCTTCCTAAATGGGTAACGAGGTAAAAATCAATTTCTCTAGCTTTCAAAGCAGATTGATAGGCTAAATTTCTATCTTCTTGAACTTCACTTAATGTTGAAGCTCTGTAATTATTGAGGGTTGTTTGAATATACCCTTTTGCCAGTGAACGCCATTTCAAAGTTTCTTTTATATCTAAATTGGGGATATTGGCAATAAATTTATCAGATTCCCTTAAAACAGCTACGGATTGATTTTCACTCATTCCTTACGCCTCATTTTGGTAACAAAAAAGTCCCTACACGCAGACACGCATATAGGGACTCGTAATTAACAAATAAAATTAAAGAATTTAAGGGATTAAAAAAAGAAACAACGAAACGAATCACTTAATTGTTGAGCCCGGCAAGTCCGATACCAGAGGTTATAAGGTGATATCTTTAGCTTCAACACCCAGGGCTTTAGCTAATGCCCGGATGGTCCGGCGAATAGGTTTATGCTTCCCGTTTTCGATGTCATATATAACAACACTAGCTATACCGGATAGTTTTGAAAGCTCTCCTACACTCAAAAAGGCTTTTTCTCTTAATTCTTTTATAGTTGGCATAATAATATTATATAACTTCTTATAAGTATTGACAAGTCCTTATAGTATGATATAATATAAGAAGTTATAAGAAGTTGAATATGAAAGGATTTTAATATTATGGTAGTTGAAAGAGGCCAGGCAAAACACATAAGCCAGTATGAAACCGGCGAGGTAGATAAACTATTTATGGACTTCTGTCGGATGCTTGATAATTGCTCTTTGAATCATACGATAGATACCGGCTATTCCGCCTGCGACGGCTGCCAGCTCTATAAGGCTTGCGAAGGATTACATTCTGAAGTTTGCCAGGTATGTCATGTTAGACCGCTATCACAACACGACTTCGATTATTACAAAGCTAAATTTAAGGAAATGAAAGAGGAAATGTGAAAGAGGAAAAAGAAGTAGAACTAATCATTAAAGGTTTAACGCAAGGTGCCAACATACCTTTAGAACAAGTTTTAAAGGAAATTTGTCCAGAATGTTCTTATAGGACAGTATTTTGCCAGTCTATGATTAAACTTGCTGAGGATGTTGGAGGCCGCTGCGTCTGTAAAGGTATGCGTCATTGGGTAAAAAACACTAATTAAGTAATAAATAAAAAATAAATAAGGAGGAAAACAATGGTAATGACCGGTAGCAAAAAGGCTGAATTCAAGGATGTCGAGGCAATCTTAATCGATGCGTTTGGCAAACCGGGTGATGAGGGGATATCGACACCAGAGGAACTAGAGGCACGAGCAGCGGCTGCAGTACGCGGGTATAAAGAACTGGCGATGTGTGATGCAGGGGTTAGTTACGAATATCTTGATGATGTGATTTCCGCTTTTTATGAGGGGTATCTGGCCGGACTGAAAAGCGCTCTGCATTTACGTTAAGGCGAATAACAATTGGGAGCGGTGTAATAGCCGCTCCCGGTGAGGTAGAAATACACTTGAAATTATTAACCAAGAGCAAAATCTTATTCACTTTGAAAAAGCACGTCAAGAATTAGCTTTAGCCCACAGTATTGATGAAGTAAAGATTATCCGTGACCAAGCCGAAGCTATTCGGGCTTATATCAAGCAGCAAAAGCGGAATATAAAGCATCGCTAAGTAAGGGGTAAATATATGCCTTTATGTTTGCTTGTTAAGGTAAACAAATATTTTTTCAGCATAGCACTAAAAGACCTTGACATTGGGTTAAAAGTATGCAAGAATAAAATTGTAAATAAGGAGTTAAGCCAATGAGTGGAACAAAAAAAGGTGCAAAAACGATGAGGGAGCGATACGGCAAAGACTTCTTTAAACGTATTGGTAAGCTAGGCGGGAATCCGGTATTACTCAAAAAGAAACCGTTAACTTAAAGAGGATAGGGATATGAAAGAAAAGGAAAGTAAAGTAAAGAATACCACAGTAGCTATCTATACCCGCGTATCAAGCGAAGAGCAAGCCAAGAACGGCGTATCACTTCAAGAACAAAAAGATAAACTAACCGCACTGGCAAAACTACAAGGTTGGGACATTATCGAGGTTTATACCGATGACGGTTATACCGGTGCCACTGATTCCCGGCCGGAACTTCAGCGCTTAATGGCAGACGCCAAAGCCAGACTATTTAATAAAGTTGTTGTTGCAAAGCTTGACCGCTTTTTCCGCAATACACGGTTACAACTTGATTACTTGCATATCTTGGATGAATACGGCGTTACGCTTTATTCACTATCCGAGGGAATAGACACCGAACAACCGGGGCAGGGTAAAATCCTGCTGAATACACTGGCAACTTTCGCTGAAATGGAACACGACCGCATCGGAGAACGTGTAAAAGACTTTCGGAATCATCTTGCAGCTAAAGGCCAGTGGTCTAGCGGCAAAACTACTTACGGTTACGACTTCGATAAGAAAACTAAAGAGCTGGTAACCGATATTCTAGAAGCTCCAGCTATCCGTTACGCCTTCGAGACATTCGCTAGCCGGGATATTGGCACAATTCGACTCGCTGAACTTATGAATAAAGAGGACTTCCCATTGCCAGTTACAACACGGCGAAAGAAACAACTAGCCTGGACAGGAACAACAATTAGACATATTATTACGCATCCTGCTTATAAAGGGCAGTGGAAATACAAAACACCGGCTATTGTATCACCGGAATTATGGAATAAGGTACAACTAAAGTTAAGGCAGAATAAGCACTTTAAAGAGAATACAGAGTCTAAACTGGAAACACCTTCAGCTTTTAAAGGCATGCTTCGTTGTGGAATATGCGGGAAGACGTTACGAGTCGGCTACAACCATTCCGGCCAAACGCAAGTTTGGGAATGTCTCGGGAGAATAAAACGGTATCACATGGACGGAAGCCCGCGTTGCACACTTCCACGTATTAAAGCATTCCCAGATTTTGAGAATAAACTAACCAAAGCAGTTTGGAACACTTTTTATAATCCCGGAACATATATAGAGCATATTAAAAAGACTGTTGAAAACCTTGAAAAAGAGCGCACCAAACTTGACCGGAAACTTAAACCGATGGATAACGAGGCAACAATTTTAAGGGAACGGCGGGGTCGTCTGAATGTAATGTTTGAAATAGGACAACTTAAAACAGACGACTATAAAACCAAAATTAAAGCAGTCAATACAAAACTACACGAAGTTGAATTGAATATACGTGAAGGTGACCCGATGTTACTCAGGCAAATAGACGACAACACGAAAACACTTTCGTATTATAGAGACCTGGTAAAGCAAATAGAAACGGATAGCACTTCGGCTTACCTTACACCGATTTATCAGTGGTTAAGGCATGCGAAACAAAGCGGGGTTACAACGAAATCAGAAAAAATGACCGCAGCTTTCGATAAACTAACTAATGCTGTTGGGCAGTGGATGGAAAAAGATGGTGTTAAAATGGATATGGTTAACTCGGTATCACCGGGAGCAATTCAAGATAGCTTCGAGATTAATCCACGGACTTTAATGCAGCAGTTAGGGATGGCTATTGTTGTGCATTCAGCTAATAAAGTTGAAATTCAGGGTAATATCCAAGTGGGTAAACAAATCAATAACTTGCTTATAGGTCAAGCCGTTACCCACAATTTCGACGAATGGGAGCCGTTGCAGAATGGGCGATTCTTTCACGATGGTTTCTACCACGCCCCGTAATAGCATATCGTTGGATAGTTTACTTGCTTCCACTAAGGTTAAAGCCATTAATGTTTACCTCCTATTGCGTATTGAATTTTCTCTCTGGGTGATAGTACCGAAAGGTCAGGCGGCGTTCGCTGGGGCGCGCCGGCAGGCACTCTGGCCTGTGTCTGTGCCGCTGCCAGCTTGTCTTTTACCTTACCCACCAGCTTGCAGGCACTTGCCACTGCATTTTCGATAGCCTCGACGGTTTCTCCAATAATTAGCTCTGACGGTATTTCCGGATTGGCTTTGATTGCCAGTTTTTGGTAGCCGGTAACCGCCCGCCCCAGGTTTTCACTCATCGAACCAATTTGGGTTTTCAGTTCGGCTACATTCTGCCGCAGCACCACCAGTTCACCATCTTTTGCCGTTAGAGCTTGCTGGATTTCATTCAGGCGGGTGTCCCGCGTGACAAGTTCCCCATTGAGGGCAGCCTTTTCCTGCCGCAACTTCTCCAACTCTTCTTGAAATTCTTTGTTCTCTTCTTCCGTCATAATTACCTCCTTATTCCTTATTCTTCGCCGTTTTCTTGAGACTCTATAACTCGCTCTCTCACTGGAGTCTTCGTAGACCTTGTGTTAAGCTCGCGGTTCATCTTTAGTATGTTTTCTCTCTCCTCCAACCACTTGCGGAATTCAAGCTCCGGGTTACCAATCCCTAATTCATCCATTGCCCTCCGGCGGGAATGGATGCCGCTCTGCACCAGCACCTGTTCATTCGCCACCTGCCGGGCGATATCTTTCGGCAATACCGGCGCCCAGACCACCCGCAAGTTGTAATCGCCGAAACTCTCGTTCTGGTACATTTCCAGCAGCCGCAGAATAATCCGGTTACGCCGGTTGTAAGCGGCGGTGCGGATAAGCCGCTTACGGCTGACTTTCTGCAGAAGCGGCTGTAGTTCAATCTCCAATGCCACGCCCGATAAATCCCGCTCCGTACCACCAAAAGCCGCCCGCGGCGATTCCGAAATATCGTGCAAGATGCGGTAAAGCAGATTGATGTAATCGACGTGTAAATTGACGCCGCCGCCCTGCAATAAATCAAGCAGATAGGCTTTGGCATCCTCAGGGATATTCCATACCGCCCCGGGCCTGACGGCTATATCCTCCGACTCTTCGATGTTCTCCAGAACGGCAATCGGATTACCGGATAGTTCGAGGATACGGGAAAGCTGGCTCATCGCCCGGTTCATTTCCCGCTGTATTTCCATTATCTGGGTTAAGTCTGATATGCCCCAGAACTTTTTGGGTTCCCGTAGATTGGGATAGATAACGAAGGGGATAAAACCGTAAGGATTGGCTTTCTTTTCAATCAAAGCATCATCTATGTAAAGTTCGAAGTCACTGTCCGTCCAGACTTCAACGACCGCCGCCGTCTTCGCTCTGGGCTGTATTTGGTAAAGGAATCCGGCTTCCTCCGCCGATAAGTTGTATTTGGAAGCCACTCGCCATACCCGTGAAATGTCGTCGCCGGACCACCAGGCATAAATCCCCTGAATATCGGGAGCGGTAACACGCACTCGCTTCGCAATAGTATCCCAGGTAACCTTATAGCAAGCATCGCCGAGAATGGCGGCATCAATCTCCGTTTCTAAGTCCAGTTGTTCGAGGTTGTTATCCTGATATACCTGTTTTAGCACTGTTTCCGCTCGCTGGGCTTTAGCTCTGGCTTCTGCAGTGTCTGCTAACGGGTCGACGGCAAAACTGGCTCCAGCCATTAAGTAAGAGGTGATTTTATCGATGAAGACCTTGCTGTAATTAAAGGTCAGCCGTTTCTCGCTACGGACGGCACGGCCTTCCCACTGGGCACCGTGATAGAAATCCAGCAGGTCCTTATAGGACTTCAACCGTTCTGTGTCGCGCTGGGCTAATTGCACCGTAATAGGTAACTCATTCATTGCTAGACCCTCCATTAACCTTTTTCAATGCTCGCTGGACAGTACGTCGGCTCACACCGAACTTTAAAGCCAGCTCTTTTGCTGTTTTTCCGGCAAGCGCCAGCCGGATAATTTCCTTGTTGCGCCCTTCTTTAAACAGCCGCGTCCCGCCACCGGGTAAATCATAAATGCAACGGGGAAAAGGACACTTAAGACAGGAATCAGCCAGTGTGCAACCTTCATCCTGATAGTGGCAGTGCTCCGGCAAATCCGAAACCAAATCCGACTGTTCGTAAACCATCTCTCTTGACTCCATAACGCCATAATTCTACCGGAATATGTCCATAAATTAGCACAAATGTTCTATAGAGTCAATAGCGTTTTGTCGCAGTTATCATCATCGATTGGTAACAGCATCATTCCGATAGAAGGCTGGAATCCAGGATATTTTGAGGGACTTTATTTAAATCTTGTGTTATAATCTAGCCAATAAAAGGAGTTGATTATGGAAATAGACACAAACGTCCTTTACTATGGTGATAATTTAGATATTTTGCGTAAATATATACCGGATAATTCAATTGACCTAATTTACCTAGACCCGCCGTTTAACAGCAAAGCTACTTATAATGTTCTTTTCAAAGAACCCTCAGGTAAACCATCGCAAGCCCAGATGGAGGCGTTCGAGGATAGCTGGCACTGGGGTATGGAATCAGAAAAAGCTTTGCAGGAAATAGCCGCTTCTAAAATAGCTCCCGCGGAAGTAAAAGAGCTGATGGCGGTTTTACCTAAGCTGGTGGGCGGCCGGAATGATATGCTGGCTTACCTGACAATGATGTGTATACGGCTGATTGAGCTAAAAAGGGTACTGAAAGACACCGGCTCCATTTATCTCCATTGCGACCCGACAGCAAGCCATTACCTAAAGATATTGATGGATACTATATTTGGTGTGATGAATTTACGTAATGAAATAATCTGGAAACGAACAACATCACATGGAGATTGGAAACAGGGTGCCAAACAACTAGGCCGTGTTCACGATACTATTTTGTTTTATTCTAAAAGCGAAAGTAACACATGGAACACCCCTTTTATTCCATTCTCCGAGGAACAAATAAATCAGCAATATTATAAAACAGACAGTGCCAATAGACGATATAGATTGGTTACTCCGACAGCAAAGAAACCCGGTGGTGATACTTCGTATGAATGGAAAGGAGTAAAACCACCAAAAGGAAGATTCTGGGCTTACACTAAAGCAAAAATGGAAGAAATGGATAAAAATAAACAACTCTATTATAGCAATACTGGCCAGCCGTACATTATATATTATCTTGATGAGAGACCAGGGGTAGCTGCCCAATCAGTTTGGACTGATATTTCTCCTATGAGCCCAACCTCAAAAGAAAGGCTCGGTTATGCCACTCAGAAACCTGAAGCACTCTTGGAACGGATAATTAAAGCCAGTAGTAATGAGGGTGATGTTGTGCTTGACCCATTTTGTGGCTGTGGTACAGCCGTCGTCGTGGCTGAAAAGCTAAAACGTAAGTGGATAGGCATCGATATTACCCATCTGGCTATCGGTTTGATGAAGTGGCGTCTGAAAAATATTGTCCCGATGCCTGAGTTTAAAGTCGTTGGTGAGCCGAAAGACTTAGCGAGCGCAGTTCAATTAGCGGACGAGAACAAGTACCAGTTCCAGTGGTGGGCGGTTTCGCACATCGGCGGGCAGCCTTATGGTGATAAAAAGAAGGGCGCTGATAGCGGTATTGACGGCTTCATCTACTATATGGATGAAAAGGATAAAATTAAAAAAGCAATCGTATCGGTTAAGGGCGGTAAGAATGTTAGCGTTAGTATGATAAGAGACCTCGGCCACGTCATCGAACGGGAAAAAGCGGATATTGGCATTTTTCTGACTCTGGAAGAACCAACCCGTCCTATGCTTGAAGAAGCTGCTCAAAAAGGGTTTTACCATTCTCCCCTGGGCAGAGACTATCCTAGAATTCAGATACTCACCATCGGCGATACTTTTCAGGGTAAATGGCCAAATATCCCTCCCTGGATTGCACCTATTACACCTTACAAAACAGGGAAAAAGCAGGGCAGCCAGATGGTTATGGAGTCACTGACAACGTATGATACCGGTGACTCAGACCCTTGA